TGGGCCCCGTCTTCTGCAAGCTGGGAGCCCGTGTCACTTACCTGATCTCCGAAGTCGAAGCCTTCGAGCGGCGCGTTTCGCGCTACTCGACCTTCGCTCGGGCATACCAGTAAGGGGGCGGCCATGAGCGATCTGACCGTATTCCCCGCTGACCTCGCCGAAATGTCGGTGAGCCAACTGGCCAGCCTGCCGCCCGCCCAGCTGGTTGAAGCTGACGCCAACCTCGATCACCTGATCGATTGGGCCAAGAAAACGCGCACCAAACTTGATGCCGCGTTGGATCAGCGTTTCGGCGAACAGGGCCGCACCGCACTGCGCGACTCCGGCCGCGACTTTGGCACCGCCCACATCAGCGACGGACCGCTGCACATCAAGTTCGAGATGCCTAAGAAGGTCAGCTGGAACCAGAAGCAGTTGGCCGAGATTGCCGAACGCATTGTGTCCTCCGGCGAGAAGGTCGAAGGCTACATCGACGTCAAGCTGGCCGTATCCGAGTCGCGGTACACCAACTGGCCTCCGGCGCTGCAGCAGCAGTTCGCTGCCGCGCGCACGGTCGAACCCGGCAAGCCCTCGTTCACGCTGACCATCGAGGGGGACACGCAATGAAAAAGCTCCCCATCGTGTCCGCCGTCGAGCGCATGGCTGAACGCAAGGGCGTCAAGCTCTTGCTGCTGGGCAAATCCGGCATCGGCAAAACCACCCGCCTCAAAGACCTCGACCCCACCACCACGCTGTTCCTCGACATCGAGGCGGGCGATCTGTCTGTGGCGGATTGGCCGGGAGACACCATCCGTCCGGCGTCCTGGCCGGAGAGCCGCGACTTCTTCGTGTTCCTCGCTGGCCCGGACAAGTCCTTGCCTGCCGAGAGTGCGTTTTCGCAGGCGCATTACGACCACGTCATCGAGAAGTTTGGCGATGCCACGCAACTGGATCGTTACCAGACCTTCTTCCTGGACTCGATCACGCAGTTGTCGCGCCAGTGCTTCGCGTGGTGCAAGGCCCAACCGGGTGCGGTCAGCGACCGTTCCGGCAAGCCCGATCTGCGCGCGGCCTACGGACTGCTCGGGCAGGAAATGATCGGTGCATTGACCCACCTGCAACACGCCCGGGGCAAGAACGTGATCTTCGTGGCGATCCTCGACGAACGCTTGGATGACTTCAATCGCAAGGTGTTCGTGCCGCAGATCGAAGGCAGCAAAACCAGCCTTGAGCTGCCCGGGATCGTCGACGAGGTCGTGACGCTGGCCGAGCTCAAGGCCGATGACGGCAGTTCGTATCGCGCCTTCGTCACCCACACCGTCAATCCCTACGGCTTCCCCGCCAAAGACCGCAGCGGTCGCCTCGACGTGCTGGAGCCGCCGCATCTGGGCGCGCTGATCGCCAAGTGCGCCAGCAGCGCTTCCACGTCCGGCACCGCCGCCCAAACCCATACCGAATCCAAGGAGTAACAGATATGAACAGCAGCGCAATGACCGCCAATGCATGGAATGACTTCAATGACGCCGACTCACAGCAGTCCGGTTTCGATCTGATCCCCAAGGGCACCGTCGTGCCGGTACGCATGACCATCAAGCCCGGTGGTTACGACGATCCCGAACAGGGTTGGGGCGGCGGCTACGCCACCGAATCCTTCGACACCGGATCGATCTACCTCTCTGCCGAGTTTGTGGTCACCGAGGGTGAGCATGCCAAACGCAAGATGTGGAGCAACATCGGCCTGCTGTCCAAGAAGGGGCCGACCTGGGGCCAGATGGGACGCAGCTTTATCCGCGCTGCGCTCAACAGCGCCCGCAATATCCACCCGCAGGACAACACACCGCAGGCCGCCGCCGCGCGCCGCATCCAGGGCTTTCACGAACTGGATGGCATCGAATTCATCGTTCGCGTCGATATCGAAAAGGACGCCAAGGGTGCGGATCGCAATGTGGTCAAGGTGGCGGTCGAGCCTGACCACGCCGACTACGCCAAGTTGAAGGGTGTCGCTGCCAAGGCCAACACCGGCGGTGGCAACTCTGGCGCTCCCACACAGGTAGCACCTGCTTATCAGGCTCCCGCTGCTGTTCCACAACGCGCACCCGTGACGGGCAAACCGTCATGGGCGCAGTGAGGGAGATGGCCATGACTACATCCATTCTCACTGCCAGCCACTACGGCGTCGTGCATTTCGGCGATCTGGAATGCGAAGCGGTTGTCCTCAAGGGTGGCGAGCGCGGCTACGTGCGCCGCCAGCTTGCCAAATTGCTCGGCTTCCACGAAGGCCACAAGGGTGGCCGATTCGCCCGATTTCTCACCGATTTCGCGCCTAACTCCTTGTCGGAATTAGAGAAAACAAGTGAGCCGATTTTGCTGCCGTCAGGTCGGCAGACGCAGTTCTTCCCGGCCGGAATCATCGCTGACCTCGCGTCTGCCGTGGTCAATGCGGCGCTGACCGGAACGCTACACAAGGCCCGCAAGGGGATCGTCCCCAACTGCATGAAGATCATGCACGCACTGGCCACTACCGGCGAGGTCGCGCTGATCGACGAGGCAACGGGCTACCAGTTCCACCGTGCGCCCGACGCGTTGCAGGAGTTGATCGCCAAGCTGCTGCGCCAATCCAGCGGCTCGTGGGAACGGCGCTTTCACGCCGACTACTACCGTGCCATCTACCGGTTGTTTGGTTGGAAGTACCAGGGCCACGCCCAAAACCCGCCCCACGTCCTTGGCCAGATCACCCAGCGCTGGGTCTACGGGCCAGTGTTGCCGGAGGAGTTGCTCGATGAGATTCGCAGCCGCAAGCGCATCTCCGACAAGCACCACCAGTGGCTGACTGACAAAGGGCTGGCGCGGTTGGAGCTGCAGATTCATTCGGTGACGGCGATTGCGCGCTGCTCGACCAACTATCGCGACTTCAGCAGGCGTTGCGAGGCAGCCTTCGCGGGCGGCGCGCTGCAGCTCGGTCTGTTGATCGACGAGTTTGAGGAGGTGGCGTGAAATGCTGGGTCTGCACACGTCAGGCACGGGGATTCGGTCACACCGACAACCAACACGGTGTCGGCAATCCCCGCCGCTACCCCATCGACTGGGTGTTCTGCTCGCAGCGCTGCCAGAACGTCTTTCACACGATGTACGGCAACTGGCTCAAAGCCAAGGACGAGCCGGGCAAGCGCAGGGAGGTCGTGATGATCGACCCCTCTGACATCGAGATCGCCTCGATGAAAAAGTGCCTGAAGTCCTTCGGTGAGGCCGCTGGCGAAATCGGTTTCACGAAGCCTCTCGGGGATTACTCGGAAGCCGAAGCGCTGCGGGTTATCGACGCCATCGTCACCCGCTACACCGAGGCAATGGTCGAGCATCACGAGGCGACCAAGTTTCCGCCGGTGCGCGGCATGCCTCCGACGCCCGATCCCTTGGCGAACCCGTTTGCTGATCTTGAGGACGATCTGCCGTGGGAGACGAAGCCATGATGGACTTCAATTCCACGGCAAGCGTGTCCGGGCAAATCAGCGTGCTGGTCGACGCCGGTTTGCAGCGAGCGCGTGCCCGGCAGTCGGTGCGCCACTACCTTGGCGCATCCCGCTTGGGCGTGGCCTGCGAACGCGCACTGCAGTACGAGTTTGCGCAAGCACCGGTCGACTACGGGCGCGACGTGCAGGGTCGGATATTGCGCATCTTTGAGCGTGGCCACGTCAACGAAGAGTGCATGGTCGGATGGCTGCGGGATGCGGGCTTCGATCTGCGCACCCACAAGGCCGACGGCGAGCAGTTCGGTTTCTCAGTGGCTGACGGACGCCTGCAGGGCCACATCGACGGCGTGTTCGTCGGTGGCCCCGAGGGCTTCGCCTACCCGGCCCTTTGGGAAAACAAGTGCCTCGGCTCGAAGTCCTGGCGCGATCTGGAGAAAAACCGGCTCGCCATTTCCAAGCCCGTCTACGCGGCGCAAGTCGCGCTGTATCAGGCCTATCTCGAACTACACGAGCACCCGGCGATTTTCACGGCGGTGAATGCCGACACGATGGAGATCTACGTCGAGCTCGTCCCCTTTGACGCAGCCCTTGCCCAACGCATGTCGGATCGGGCGGTGAAGGTGATCACGGCGACCGAGGCAGCAGAACTCCTGCCGCGCGCCTTCGCTGACCAGACCCACTTCGAATGCCGGATGTGCGCGTGGCAAGACCGCTGCTGGAGAACGCAATCATGAACGACCACAACACAGGCGTCACCGACGACGAACCAATGATCGACGCCAAGCAGGCGGCGGCCGCACTGAGCCTGCCGTACTACTGGTTTGCCGATCAAACGATGCGCAGCAAGTACCGCATCCCGCATTACCTGCTCGGCGGCTTGGTGCGCTACCGGATGTCCGAACTTTCCGCATGGGCGGCCAGCAGCAGAGCGCCGCAGGGCCGCGATGCAAGCAAGACGCCAGACGAGGGAGCCGAATGATCGACTTCAACGACATTTCCCTGCCCATCGAAAACCGGGATGCTGAACGCGACGAAATTCGCTCGGAACTGATCGCACGGCTGGAGTCGGTGCTGACCACGATGTTCCCGGCGGGCAAGAAGCGCCAGGGCAAGTTTCTCATCGGGGACGTGCTGGGCAGTCCAGGCGACAGCCTCGAGGTGGTGCTGACCGGCGACAAGGCCGGACTCTGGACGGATCGCGCGACTGGCGACGGCGGCGACATCTTCGATTTGATTGCAGCCTACCTCGGAGCCAGCATCCATGCCGACTTCCCTCGGGTGCTGCAGGAAGCCAGCGATCTGCTTGGACGTGCGCGGTCAACACCGGTGCGCAAAGCCAAGGCAGCTCCTCCGTCCGACGATCTCGGCCCCGCGACCGCCAAGTGGGACTATCACGACGCCACTGGCAAACTGATCGCCGTTGTCTACCGCTACGACCCACCGGGCCGGAAGAAGGAATTCCGGCCGTGGGATGCCAAGCGCCGCAAGATGGCACCGCCCGAGCCACGCCCCTTGTACAACCAGCCGGGTTTAGTGGCCGCCAGCCACATCGTCCTGGTCGAAGGCGAGAAGTGCGCGCAGGCGCTGATCGATGCCGGTGTGGTGGCGACCACCGCAATGCACGGCGCAAACGCTCCGGTCGATAAAACTGACTGGCAACCGCTGGCAGGCAAGTCGGTGCTGATCTGGCCAGATCGAGACGCACCGGGCTGGGACTACGCCGACCGTGCTTCGCAGGCGATCTTGCACGCCGGTGCGACCACGGTCGCCATCCTCGTGCCACCCGACGACCGGCCCGAAGGTTGGGACGCTGCCGACGCCATTCCCGATGGCTTTGACGTGGCGGGCTTTCTTGCCGTTGGTGAGCGAATGCCCGTGATGCGCTCCGTCGAGGAGATTGCGCCGCCGGATTTGCTGACGGGCATCGACTGGAGTACCGAGGACGGACTGTCGACAGCCTTTACCCGTCGCTATGGTCAGGACTGGCGCTACTGCGCGCTGTGGGGCAAGTGGCTGGTGTGGACGGGAGTGCGCTGGAATGCCGATCAGATGCTTTACGTCTCGCATCTGGCCCGGGGCATCTGCCGTAACGCATCGCTCAAGGCAGACAGCCCAAGGCAGAAGGCCAAACTCGCCAGTTCGTCGACCATCTCGGCGGTCGAGAAAATCGCCCGATCCGATCCGAAGCACGCCTCCAGTGCCGAGGAATGGGATGCCGATACGTGGGCGCTCAACACCCCGGGTGGCGTGGTCGATCTGCGCACGGGCCGGATGCGCGAGCACCGGCGTGACGACCGGATGACCAAGGTCAGCACGGCCACACCCAAGGGCGACTGTCCAACGTGGCATGGGTTTCTGGCCGACGTCACCGGCGGCGATGCCGATCTGATCGCCTACCTGCAACTGATGGTGGGCTATTGCCTGACCGGGATCACCAGCGAGCACGCGCTGTTTTTCCTGTACGGCACCGGC